CTTTGCGGCTCAAGATGAAACGGGCAAGTTAATTGACATTGCGAAGAACTTATGTAAAATCCAATCATCAACAGTAGGTGGTTCATCAGGTAGTTCAACTGTAAACACTTGGGAAGGTGAATACACGCTTTCTGTAACAGGCAATAATGGTAGTAGCACAACAACTACAAACGCAATAACAACAAATAAAGATTTCACTCAACTTACACAAGAATTAAGAATATGTGATGTTCCTGGTAACTCAGGCTCAACCAGTTTAAGTGGATTGTATTTGACTTATGATGGCGCTCAAACGGGAACACCAACTGCTAAGATTCAGTTGAGAGACAACGATGGTTCATCAACAACAAACTTAATGACACTTGAAGAAGACAGAGTGTCACATAAAGTTATTCAGAAGCAACATCAAGCATCAAGTGACCCAAGTGGTGAGAATGGTGACATGTACTACAATACAACAACACACAAGTTCAGAGGCTATGCCAATGGCGCTTGGACGGACTTACACTAATGGCTACTAAAGCAAAAAAGAATTCAAAGGTCACTATGATTGAAGCCAATCAAACAGAGATTGATGTTAAACAAAATACATTAGATATTATGATTATGAAAAATGATTTAACAGAGATTAAAACGAACCAGAAACACATTGAAGATGATATTAAGAAGATAGACAAGAAAGTAGAAAAGATTGATGGACGATTATGGGCAATTATGTTGCTTGTTGTTGGTTCAGCAGTAGCAAATTATTTTATGTAACCTGACCTACAGGGCACCAAAGGGAGAAAGATATGGAAGAAAAGAAAAAAAGAGGCAAAGCAGGCAGACCAAGTCTTAAAGACTCAATTGACCCAGAAATGATTGAGAAGTTGGCGAAAGTTCACTGTAGTCCACAAGAAATGGGCTTCATATTAGGAATAGACTTTCGCACAATAGTCAAGCATTATGGAGACATCATTGAAAAGGGTAAAGCCATGGGCAAGTTGTCTTTGAGAAGAAAGCAGATGGAAGTTGCGATGACAGGTAATCCTACTATGTTAATATGGTTAGGAAAGAACTGGTTAGGACAAGAAGATAATCCTAAATCTGAAGACACTGCTAAAGTTCTTCCTTGGAATGACGACATAGAAATTTAATGCCGTTAACCACGCCACAAAAAGAAGTTGCTTCGAGCAACAAGAGGTTTAGAGTATTATGTGCCGGTCGTAGATTTGGTAAATCAGTTCTTGCTATTAGAGAACTAGCCAAGTTTGCAAGGCATGATAATAAGAAGGTCCTTTATGTGGCCCCAACATATCAGATGTGTCGTAACATCGTATGGGGTCCATTAAAGACAAAGTTGAGAGAATTGAATTGGATAAAGAAAGTAAATGAATCAAGATTGGAGATACAATTGGTAAACGGAAGCACAATCATGTTAAGAGGTGCAGACAACCCAGATTCTTTAAGAGGAATGGGTGTTTCGTTTATTTGTATCGATGAGGTTGCTGATATTAAGCCAGAAGCATGGACAGAAGTATTAAGACCATCTTTATCAGCAGAATCACCACCTGGTTCAGCATTATTTGTTGGTACCCCAAAAGGTGTTGGTAATCATTTCAAGGATTTGTTTGAAATGGCAGATGTTGATGATAATTGGCAATCTTGGCAGTATACTACACTAGAAGGAGAAAATGTTTCTCAATCAGAAGTAGATGCAGCCAAAAGAGACTTGGATATTAGAACATTTAGACAAGAATTTGAAGCAAGTTTCGAAACTGCAACAAATATTGTGTATTATTCGTTCAAAGCACAGAATAATGTAATAAAATGGACAGGTAGTAAAAATGATTTGAAATCAATCTATGTAATGACTGACTTTAATGTGAGTCCAATGGCTACATTGATAGCCATACCGACTACATGGGGTTTACATGTGATTGATGAGATATGTTTGTATTCAAGTAACACAGATGAAATGGTGCAAGAAGTAAAAAATAGATATCCACATCAAAAAGTAACTGCATATCCGGATCCAGCCGGAATCCAGCGTAAAACTTCAGCAGGTGGACGAACAGATATCTCAATATTACAAAATGCAGGATGGGATGTGAGATATAAACCAAGACATCCAGCAGTAAAAGATAGAATTAATGCTGTTAATTCATTACTACTAAATAGTAATGGTGATAGCAGATTGTTAATTGACCCAAAGTGTAAACAACTTATTAAGTGTCTTACTAGGTTCAGTTATAAAGAAAATACCCTAATACCAGACACTGGTGGAAGAGAGGATTATTCACATTTTCCAGATGCGTTAGGTTATGGTGTTGAGTTTATGTTTCCAGTAACGAGACAAATTAAAACCCAAACTAAACAAACATTTGGGATGTATTAAAGGAGAAAACTATGTCTTACTTAACTAAAGACACAATTAAAGATGTTCACCCAGTATATGCCAAACATCTTGCAAGATGGCGCTACTTCTGGGCATCATTTAATGGAGGATTTGACTATCGTAGTAGTGGATTAGAGATGCTCCGTAGATATATGAATGAAGACTTACAACCAGGTCAACAATATGCTCAAAGATTGGACTATACAGCACTTGAAAACTCGTGTAAATTAGTTGTAGACACTTATAAAGCATTCCTATTCAGAACTCTACCAGTGAGAGCGTTAGGTAACTTGAATAAACTTCCGTATACTAAAGACTTCATTAACGATGTTGACTTAGATGGTACAGATATTGACCAATTTATGAAAGAAGCAAACTCTATTGCTATGATTTATGGTCATGCTTGGGTTTTAGTTGATAAACCAGCAACAGAAAGAGCAATCACACTAGAACAAGAGATTGCACAAGGTATTAGACCTTATGCTCAGTTGATTAGTCCAGAAAACATACTTGATTGGTCATGGATTAGAGTAAATGGTCGTTATGTGCTTGACTACTTAAAGCAAAAAGAACACGAAGATGAGAATTCATTAGTTGTTCGTGTATGGACAAATGAAACAATCTGTCGTTATGAATTAAACAAAGACGACAAGGGGCAACTTAAGTTATTAGAAGAGATTCCTAACGCAATTGGTCAAATTCCATTTGCTATGTTAAAAGCAAATCCATCACACACTCGTGGAATAGGTAACAGTGACTTAGCCGATGTTGCAAAGATTCAACAAGCAATATTCAACTTAATGAGTGAAGCAGAACAAGCCATTCGTATCAGTGGACACCCATCATTAGTTAAAACAGCGTCAACAGATGCTTCAGCGGGTGCAGGTGCTATCATTACTATGGATGAAACATTACCTGGTGAGTTGAAGCCATTCTTACTTCAACCTTCATCATCTAATATTGATGCAATTATAAAAGTATTAAAAGAACACCAAACAATGATTATGAAGATGACACACTTAGAAGCAGTAGTCGGTCAAAAGACAGTTGCGAAGTCAGGTGTTGCTCTTCAAACAGAATTTTCAATGTTAAACACAAGACTTGGAGACAAGGCTGATTCATTAGAAAGACTAGAACATAAGATTTGGCATTTATTCCAAGTATGGTCTGGCGTTCAAGCAGATGAAGAATTTCTAGTAGAATACAAGAAGAAATTTGACTTGCGTGATGAAAATAATGACCTAGCCAATTACAAAACTGTTCGTGAAATGAACTTACCAAGTGTAACATTGAATAAAGAACTTGACAAACAAATCGCAAGAATTGTTGTTAAGAATGGCGATGCTTTGGATGAGATTGTCGATGAAATCGATAGCGAAGAGGCTTTAGCAAGACCAGAGACGGATGTTCCAGGAATCGCAGAATAATATGCGTATTTCGGGTTCGAGAATAAAACTTAAATAAATATAGTATTAGAGTAAACACTCTGACACTACCAACACTCCAAAGGAGGATACTATGACTGCAATAGACCAAGAAGCAGGTACCACAGCAAGTAGCGAAGCCACTGAGACTTCCGCTGAAATTGAAACTCAGGCAGAAAGAACTTTTAGTCAGGAAGAAGTTGACGCAATCGTAAAATCAAGATTGGCAAAACAATCAAAGAAATACGATGACATTAACATCACTGAGTATCGTTCACTTAAAGCAGAACAAGAAAGCAAGAAACTAGAAGAACAGAAGAATAGAGGAGAATTTGAGCAAATATTATCTGAACAAAAATCAGATTATGATGCCAAATTGGAATCAGTTAAGTCAAAACTTCACAGTGTTCAAGTTGATGGAGCCCTATTAAAGGCCGCGGGTGGCAGAAATGCTGTAAACCCAGACCAAGTAGCACAATTGCTACGAAATAGAGTAACATTAACAGATGAAGGCGAAGTTCATGTACTTAACGACAAAGGAGAGGTTATGTATGATAAAAAGACAGCCGCACCGACAACTGTTGAAACTTTAGTTAATGAATTCTTAGATGCGTCACCACATTTCTTAAGAGCAGGCCCACAAGGTTCTGGCTCTGTAGGTTCAGTGGGAGAATCAACAACAAACGAAGTAGACATATCTAATTTGGATATGACTAAGCCAGCAGATAGAAAAGTCTATAAAGAATTACTATCTTCTGGTAAATTAAACAATTATTAAAGGAGTCAGACAATGGCAAATTCAGCATACGCATCAGGCATCAACTTAGATGCATTGATGGTAAATACAAAAGCCGCTACGGTATATTCTGCAACAGAGCAGAGTCTTTATCTAGCAGGTGGCATCGTTCCTATGGTTAATGTTCCAGCAGGTTCAATGAAAGCACAAGTCCCAGTTATGGGTTCAGTAACAGCAACTAAATTAACATCAGAAGCGGCACCAGGTGTAGACCTAGACGCAGTTCTTCCTAGTGATACTAAAAATGAAATCACTTTGGATCTCCATGCCGCGAGAAGTGTTCTCCGCGATTTGGGGGGTGTTGACCCACAAGAAATGGGTCGTATTTTAGGTAACGCAGTTGCGAAATCAGTAGATGAAACTGTAACAGGTGCAATGGTATCACTTACAGAACAAGAAATCACATCAGGTAACTTAGACCTTGATGAAGTTTTCGCGGCTGTAGCAACAATCCGTGGCGCTGGTGAAGGTGGCGAATTATTCGGTATCGTATCAACAGACGCTTACGCAAACCTAATGAGTGCAGTTGGTTCAACAGCATTCGCTGGTGGTGATTTCCAAACAGCGGCTATGAGAAATGGTTTCTTCGGCAAGATTGCTGGTGTTAACTGTTTCGTTAGTTCATATTTGAACAACACAGTTTTAGGTTCAGCAGTTAATCCTAAGATGGCTATCTTCTCTGGCGATGCTATGAGAGGTGCAATCTCTGGTGGTGTTAACTTAGAAGTTGAGCGTAGAGCGGCAGCAGTTGGTTATGATGTAGTTGCATCAGCAGCCTTTGGTTGTGCAACAATTGACGCTACTCGTGGTGTTCTAATCATTGACCAATCATAATCCACTTTAGGAATACAACATTAGATATGAGGGTTCGCCCTCATATCCTTAAACAAGGAGAATGAACTATGGCAAATTACGCAACCAACAGTGACATAACTGATTATGTACCTGATATCTTTCAACACGGCGTTGCTGATTTCACATCCGAGTTAACTCGTGCAACAGACACAGTTAATAAACGATTGAAAGCAGAATGGTGGAGTGGTCATCCAAATAACTTTGATGATACAAAACTAAACGATGCTCAGTGGACAGAGACTACAGTATATGCGGCATTAGCATATTTCATATTACCTCGTTTAAGCAGTTTTAGACCTGATGATGTTTTCATGGAAATGTCTGCATTTTACAGAGACCGCTACGAAGAAACTTACAGGCGTGAGTTAGAAACCGGAGTGGACTATGACACAGATGGAGATGCTTCTTATGAAAATTCTGAAAAGACTTTTACAAAAATGGATAGACTGACAAGATGAGTAACAGAGAATCAATCATTGCTGACATTATATTAAAGTTGGAAGACATTAATAGCGTCAAAATGGGTGCTGTAACTCGTGAGCCTATGTTTCGTGACCAAACTGAGTTCTATGCATTAGCAAGAACAAACTTCCCTCATGTCATTGTGACTGCCGGAAACGAGAGTCGTTCTGACTTGACTATGGGTGGTTCAAGCATTATTCGAGAAGGTTTAATGACCGTTGAAATTCGTGCATTTGTTAAGGCAAGTGATAAATCGATTGATACAACAATCAACGAACTTATTGAAGCAATCGAAGAAAAACTTGATGTTGACAGAACAAGGGGCGGTAAAGCGAAAGATACGCAAGTCAGAGGAATCGAAATGGGTGACAATTTAGAACATCCATACGGTACATTTACATTGAATGTAGAAGTTAAATATATTTTCACAAGAGGAGTAGTATAATGAAAATAGTTAAAATGAAAGATACGAGTGGCACAGTGCATTCTCGTATTCCTGAATCAGATATTCCTTATCATCTTAAAAATGGTTGGGAACTGGTTGAAGATAAAGTAAAAAAGAAGTCTGTTAAACCTCAAGTTGAAGCAGATACATTAACACCTAAAGAAGGAGAATAACGATGGCAAGAATAACCAAAGCAGGCACAGGTGGTGCAGTTCATATCGCAACCTCTGATTCTGGTAACTATGAAACAGTTGCTGAGATTCGTTCATGGTCAGTTGAGGAATCAGCAGATACAGTTGAGGACACAAATATGGGGTCTGGTGGAGTGCGTTCATACAAAACAACACACAAAACTTGGTCAGGTTCAGCAGATGTTTACATAGCATTTGATGACACATCTGCAACAGCACATAGCGAACAGGCAACTGAAGAAGATTCATTAGTAACTGGAATCACTATTGGCACAACTTATGACTTTAAATTCTACGCTGACGACAGTGCGGCTGGACATGAGTCATATAATGGTAAAGGTATTGTAACAGGTATCAGTCGTTCAGTAGCCCACGATGGTATGGCAGAAATGTCAATTACTATCCAAGGCAACAGTGCGTTGACATAAGAAATAAGCGAAATCCACGATGAGTATTTCCATGAAACTTGAGGGTAAAGCAGACCTAAGTAACAGGTTAAAAAAGGCTATCCAAGCGATGGCTAAAGATTATAACCAAGAACTTAAAAAGCACACACCCGTAAGAACAGGAAAGGCTCAGCGTGGATGGAGTTTAAGACGCACTCAACAGGGTGCAAAGATAAAAAACTCTGTGAAATATATTGATTATCTGGAGAAAGGCTCAAGTAGGCAAGCACCAAATGGCATGACTAAACCAGCCAAGAAACAGATACAAGATAATATTAGAGCAGGTAAATATAAAATGAAACGAAGGAAGTAAATCATGACAGTATTAAATAAGGCGAAAGAGCATTTCAAAGAGATTGCTAATCAAGGAACAGCACATGTTGATGTCCCAGAATGGGATACAGTAGTGTATTGGAACATTGGTGGTCTTAACTTTGCTCAACAAAGCAAAGTAATTGAATTACAACAGAGTGGCAAATCAGCAGAAGCATTAGTTGAAATGATGATAATGAGAGCAATTGATGCCGATGGCAAAAAGATGTTTAAATTAGCAGAAAAGACTGAGATTATGCGAGAAGTTGACCCTAATGTGATTCTTAAAATAGTAACAGCAATGGGTGATTCAGATACAGAAATAGATGGTGACCCAGTAAAAAATTAACACAGGACCGTGAACTACTTGTCTTATTTCATGTAGCCCACGAATTAAAAAAGTCCGTTGTTGAAGTGATGCAGATGCCAGCGATTGAAGTCGCATATTGGACAGCATACTTTGATGTCATAAGGAGAGAACATGAGCGACATGAATTTAATCATCAAAGCAACAGACCAGGCAAGCACGGCCCTAAAAAATATTAACACTAATGTTGATAAACTAGACACAAAAGTCAAAGGGGCTAACAGCAAATGGGGTGGCATGAAAAGTGCCATCGGTGCCGCGGCAATAGCCGCTGGCGCATTTGCTGGTATTAAGATTGTTGGTGATAAGATTAACGATATGGATGCGTTGGCTAAATCAGCCAGAGCCGCAGGTGCCGCATCATCAGGCGAAGCATTCAAAGGATTTCAAGTTCTTGGGGCAGCCATGGAAGAAGCGGGCATTGATGCCGCTACTTATGACCGAGCATTACTCCAAACAACAAGCAGATTAAAAGCGGGTACTGAAGGACAGAAGTCTTTCGCCGCTGTAACAGATAAACTTGGTGATAGTATTAAGACCCAGAATGGCGAATTAAAGTCGGGTCCAGAATTACTTGTTGCTATGACCAATGCATTGAACGAGGGCAAAATAACAACTGAAGATTTTGCTAAAGTAGTAGGTGGCCGTGCTGGACCTTTGATTCAACAGCAATTTGCATCATTGAATACAACAGCAGAAGACTTACAAGCAACATTAGATGATGTAGCAGAGAACTCCAATATCGTTGATTTAGATGCAGCCGAAAACGCTGAAAAGTTCAACGACACAGTAGGTAGATTAAAAGCATCATTCGGACAGTTATTCACAGACGCCCTCACCCCATTAATGCCAGTTCTGGCAGATTTAGCAGAAAACATATTAGCCGCAATGCCTGGTATTATAGACACAGTATCAGATGCGTTAACTAAAATGCAACCATTATGGGATGCGTTAGGAGTCATATTCAATGATGTGATTGTTCCTGTAGCAGGATTATTATTTGATGTATTGGGTCAAATCTTTGACGCAATTATGCCATTAGTTGAAGCCGCTCTTCCTAAGTTCAAGACAGCGATTGAAACAGTTAAAGATGTTATAGAAACAATCGTAGAAAAGATAACAGGTGCTATCACAGCCATTAAAGACTTTAAGGATAATGTATCCGAGATGGCATCAGGAGTAACAGATAAAGTTAAAGGTATGGCTGATAAAGTCACCGGTAAATTTGATGAGATGACTGGTGGGATGGTGAGTAAAACTAAAGACGCTGTTGATGGTGTACTAGGTTGGTTCGGTTTCGCAAAAGATGAAGCAGTTGATAACTCTATTATTCCAGATATGGTTAACGCTATCCTAGGATGGTTTGATATTCAAAAAGAGGGCATGATTGGTAAAACAAGAGATGCCGTTAATGAAACACTTGGAGAATATGATAGATTAGAACAAGATTTAATGAGTAGACACTTTGGTAGAAACGAAGCGATATTCAAAGTTGCGAAGCCAATGGCTATCACAAGAGCAACTAAGTCTATGAAAGAATACAACAAGACATTACAAGAAGCAAATGATTTAGAACAAACAAATAATGTTATTATGGGCATGTTGACCGATAACTTCAACAATGGTACAGCATCTATATTTGACACAGCAAATGCAATGCAACATTTCGGTATTCAATCCAACTCAGCAGTTGGTGTTGCGGCCGATGTAGCAAGTTCAATTCAACAAGGATTTGCTAATATGGCTGGTTCAATTGGTGACACTTTCTTTGATGTATTCAGTGGCGTAACATCAGCATTTGA